ACATTATATCATAAATTTGAACAATTACAAACCCCTTAAACTGCCTTATTTTGCTGAAAAGTTCAGTTTGAAAAGCGGTGTCAGATTGCGTCAAACTATGCCAAATAGTAACAAATTAGTAACACATTAAACCAGTGTCAGGTCTGACTTCTTGACCGCTGCGACAACAGTACCCTGATAAGTAATGACAACCCTGTCACCACTGATTTCTTTTACCTGATGGTTTCTTGTGTATACAAAACTTGCAAGGGTTTTTCCATCATAGGTTTTTGCCCCCTGATTCACTTTGACAGTGCTGCCAACAGTGATTTCCTTCACTGGTGTACTGTTAGAAACAGCTTCACCGCCCTGTGTGGTAATGAAAGCATCAAATCCGGCAGCCTTTACCTTAGCAAGCATTGCATCAGCGTTTGCCTTAACACTGTATGCACCAACCTGAATCTTATACAGACCATCGACCTTTACCATATAGGTATCAAATCCCACTGCCTTTACTTTTGCAAGCATCCTGTCAGCGTTATCCTTTACGGAAAAAGCACCAGTCTGAACACGATACAGAACACCATCAGATGACTGACCACCGCCAAGGTTTGCAGTAACCCTTGCAGCCAAGTCACCAAGGCGTTCATATAACCAATCACCCGGACAGGACTTGTTTGCAAACCATCTGTGAACTGTAATGACCATTTCATTTGACTGTGGTTCATAAGCAAGGGTTTTATCCTTGTCACCAAACCAAATCAGTTTGTTCTTACCGTTACGCTTGCAAATATCCGTGCAAAGGTTCACCAGTGATTCATAAACCGCATCGTTCATTGCATAAGGTGCAGTTTTATCAGAAGCACATTCAATAGTAACTGCCCTTTGGTCATTTGCATTTGATGAAGAACACCAAGAACGATTTCCTTCATCAACACAAAGGGAAATTCTACCATCTGAACCAATACCATAGTTACAACTTGCACCCCTTCCTTCCGGGAAACAAGCACAAATGGATTCACAAGATAACTGACCAACCACACAATGCGGTGTGATGCGGTCAATACTGTGTGTACGTTTTCCTGAATGGTTCGGTGATAACTTTGTGTAGCATACTAAACTTGAATTACTCATTTTTCTTTACCTCACTTTCTGATTTCTTCTGCAAAATATCAATAGCCTTGGTGATGACTGCCGGAAGTGGTACACCCATAAGACCCGCATTTTCAACCAGTGAAATCAGTTCATTGGTGATGAAAGCAATAATTACTGCGTTTCTGATATAGTCAAGACCAAGAATCAAATCAATGCGGTATGCGACCAGTACAAAAATCAGGGTCATGCACTTTCTGCACAATCCTTTCCATCCGGCTTTGCTTTCCAGTGTCCCGGTATCTGTCTTTGTGCTGTTGTGGAAAACACCCGCAACAATCAGACCCGTTACATAGTCAAGAGCCATGAAAATCAAAAGGGTTGCAAGTCCCGCATCCCATCCACCAAATAAAGTTGCGATTGCTGAACCAATCACACCGAAAATACTGCAAATTGTCTGTTTCATTCTGTTTACCTTCTTTCTGTCTTTTTCTGCATGAAAAAACACGCCACATGACTTCATATAACGGTCATATAGCGTGTTTTTTCGTTTACTTGAACATTTCCTTGACTACTCTGCAAGTTCGCCACAATCAAGGTCAATCAGGACTTCCTTCACCTGTTCCTTGATTCTTTCAGGAACATCAGCAAAGTTCTTTTTACCCTTCACAATAAGGGTTGCATAGATTACTGCCATTTCACCCACATCCTTTCTGAATAATATTTTTATGATAAACTGACGAATCATCAGTTATCACCTTCTGTCAATTCCGGGAAACCTTTTTCAGTCAAGATTGCTTTTACTTCATCCCTGATTTTTTCAGGTACTTCATCAATGGTCTTTTTTCCCTTGATAATCAGATTTGCATAAACTTCTGCCATTGTCATTCACCCCTTTCTTAACCTAACATTTCGTACACATCACACAATGCTAACTGTGTACTTGTGATTTCTGCTTCTAAGGATGCGTTCTTTTCGTCAATCAACTGAATGTATTCATCCTTAGTGTACTGGGTCAGGTCATATTCATAACCTTCAAAACCCGGCTGTTCATCTGTCCCGGCTTCTGATACCGGGGTAATGTTTTCCGCAACCCAAACAGAAAAGTCATCAATGACCTTTGTTTCAGGCTGCTGCACACTTCTTACTTTCTGATACTGTTTCATGCTTTCTACCGCCTTTCTTTTTAATATGTTCTTTATAGTACCTATCAGCATAAGGCTGAATTTGGTTCAATATATTTTTCAGACAATCGGTAACTATCGCAATGTTTCAGCCAACCCTTATAAGAATTGATTGAACACCATTCTGAATAGTTCATTTCTTGCCCGCTTTCCACTTTCTTCCTGATTGCTGTCATCTTGCGTTCAAACTGCTGACAAGTGGATTTTCTTAAAAGGGTATAATCTTTGAAAATTCTGTACCCAACAAAGTCAATACCCCTGACAAATGAAGGGAATATCTGATAATTACCTTTTATCCTTAGTTTCAAATTCACTTTGAAATATTCATCAATTTCACTTAGTAACTGGTGAAGTTCTTCCTTGGTCTTTGCAAAAATACAAATATCATCCATATAACGGTAATAGTGCTTGATGTGCTTTACTTCTTTTATCCAGTGGTCAAATTCACTTAAAAAGAAGTTACCGTCATACTGTGAAAAGTAGTTTCCTATCGGTATACCAACGCCACTAATAAACTGTTTACCATTCAGTGTGACAATGTTGATTTCATTACCGCATGATTCATAAAATTCAATGTTTTCTTCCGTTGCCGGACACGTGCTGATGCTGTCAATAATTTCATCTATCAGTTCAAGCAGTTCAGGGTCTTTGTATTTCCGTCTGAACTTTTGTTTCAGTGTTTCATGGTCAATGGAAGGGTAAAATTTCTTGCAGTCGATTTTCAAGCAATAGGTCATTTCTTCCGGCACTGTATCAACTGCTTTTCGCAACTTTTTGAAAGCTGCATGAATACCTTTGTTTGGTATTGCTGAATAGGTGTCATCTGTGAAAAACGCTAATAATTGCGGTTCAATAACCTGTAAAACCGCCCACTGTGCGATTCTGTCAGGGAAGAATGGAAGTTTGTATATTTCCCTTTCCTTTTTACCGTCTTTCTTGGTAAAAGTCGTATATTCAGAAGTTTTATATTTATGGTTTTTCAGCATCCATTGCAGACCCGCCAAGTAGTAATATGGTCTTTTCTCTATCTGCTGAACTTCCTTGTACCACCCTTTTCCTTTCTTTGCGTTCTTAAAAGCAAGTTCAAGGTTTTCCATTGAACAGATTTTTTCATATAAGTTGCCATAGCGTTTCACTGGTTTCCCTTCTCTGTATGCACTGAACCGAACTTTCGACTTGCACAAATGGGTGCAACCTACTAATACAGTCCATGAATTTTGATGTTTTGCCAAGTGGCACGGTAATCAGTTTTCAGTACATTGTTATTCTTATAAAAACACCCCGCCATTTCTGACGGGGTGAAGTTAGTGCATTTACTAACTGACTGCTGATATTCCGATTACGATTAGAAGAAGCATTATTCAGATTCCAATAGAAAGCACTGGTATTCAAGCCATTATTCCAATTAGCACCTAATTTAGTGACTTTGGTTTTTGCTTTTATGGTGTTTTGCCTGAAATCGTCATCTGTATAGCATCCTGATTACCTAAAAATGTTCATTTACTTGGTTTTACGCCGCTGCTTTGCTTGGTACATACACCAACCGACCGCCGAGATGCCGATGACGACTAGAAGAAGCATGAAACAGAGCCCAACAGAAAGCACCGGCATACAAGCCACTATCCCAATAAGCACCTAACCTAGCGACCCGCCATCCAGTGTTTCCATTCCAACAGTAATCACCAACAGGAAGTGCAGTGTTACCAAGAAGTTCACCCGGAATGAACAACCAATCATATTTTTCTGAATAACAGAAAGCTGAAACATAACCATTTCCATATACTGCAATGATTCCGGCATCCTCATACGCACCTGTTCCTGTGTCATCTGCAAAGGAATGGTCTGCAATATAGATTGTTCCTTCATGGGTTGTAGCATCCATATATTCATTGATGCCATCAATCCAACCCCAAATGTTACCCCAAAAATTTTCTTCACCACGATAGGAAACAAACTGAACACCGTTTGCATTTGAAGCTGTGCCGGATGCGTTGCCAAGGTTGATTGTAACACCTGTTGCTTCTGCCATGTTTGAACTTCCGTCATCAGTCTTATTCACTGCACCCTGACCAATAGCAGACTGCATATTGAAACTTGCATATTCAATCAGCATAAGCATCTGTGAAGCTGATGCTGTTGCAATATACGCCTGTTCCCAACCTGAACCACGCTTTTCTGCAAGTTTTCTGACATTCGCACGTGTGGCGTTCTGTGTAAGACCTGACAGCGGTTTTGCATTTGCGATACTGCAAAGAAGGTCAGCAGCAAAGTCAGCAACCTGTGAATCATCCAAAATGTAGGTTGATGCACTGCTGTCATAAAGCGAACCTTCAAAGGCTGCAAGGTAAATCTTTTCATTTTCGTTGCCATTCTCAATGAAAGCCGGATGAAGTTTGAATCCCGCCTTTGGTGTGTCAGATACATAATATCTGACCTTTCTTGTGATACCACCCTTTTTCTTCTTTTCAATTTCAAGCGGAACAACCTTGTAATAGAACTTTGGCTGTTCAACCATTACCTGAACAATAGTCCCGGATGCGAACTGTAAAGAAGCATCAGGGTTTTCAGTACCCGCCGGGTTACGGTCAACCGCCTGTGTAAGTTTTCCAGTTGTTGAAAATCCCGCTTCACCATAATAAGCTGCAACCCTTCCATCATTCGTTAAGTTGCAGCGTTTTCTTCCACCAAAGCAAAGAATGTTATCAAATCCTTCCCCCGGTGTTCTGTTTACTGCCCCGGCAAGGCGTGTGAACTTCTTATTTTTGAAATCCACTTCCACACCATAAATGTCCCCGTCAGTGTAACCAACAAATGCTTTCAGGTCTGCAATTTCTGCTTCAAGTTCCTGAATGTCACCAATGGTTGCGTATGCACCGGGATTGACTTCAAGTGATACACTGTCAGCATTTCCAACAGTTGTATATAACTGAATGTATGCTGCCGATACCGTAACACCGTTGTATGGTGGCATATAACAGTTATTTGAGGTTTCAATACAAGCAGCATACAGAATTTCACCTTTGTCCGGGTCAACTGCATATAAGCCAAGTGTACGCATATAATACCCGGTTGTGATGTCAACATTTGAAAATGCTGCTTCTACCTTGATTGCAACATTATTTGTGCGGGACACCTTTGAAACAAGGGTTGTCTGCTTGATGTTGCTAAGTGCGGTCAGGCTTTGCAACTGATTTTCCTGATACTGTGTACTGGAAGAACAGATTTTTGTGAAATCAATGTTCCCTGACCCGGCAATCATTTTTGCCATAAGTGCCTGACCATCGTTTGTGATGACCAGTTTTGAATACTCTGCCATTCTCTTTCATTCCTTTCTATGTTGTTTTTATTTCAATGAAATCCACATGAACAACGCCTGATGCAACATTTGCATCACCATCTGCCCTGAAAACTTCACTAAAATCCTGTGAAATAGTTACCATTGCGGTATCTGTTACTGAACCGCCAAAATTTGCAACACCTTGAACAGCAACGGTTTCCCGGCTGTCATTTGTGATGTTCAGCATTTCAGTCTGAACGATTCCACCGCCAAACGCTGCTTTTCCATCAATGTCAAACACTTCCCTGAAATCATTGGTAATTGTGAAGTGGTTGACGAAACAAACCCCACCACCAAAAAGAACAGCACCTTTCACATTACAAGGGATGCTGTTCTTTGAAACAACAACTATATTTTCAGGAATCATTGAATTGATGATATATTCCAGTTCTTCCACCTGACCATACAATTCAAGGTCTGTTTCCAATGTCAGGGTATACCCAACTTTGAAATCATGTGTCAGGCTGAAATCCGTATTTCCACACAATACAGTCAGCTTTTGAAGCAGTACCCGCATTGTGTAGGGAATTTTATTGAACCATTTGCTTTGAACCCTTGACCTTCTACTTTCAAGGGTATCTTCTGATGTTGGATGAATACCAAGCATTTTTTCAAATCTTGATATACCGTATTCATCAGCGGTTGAAATAAATCTGTTGTAAAGCACCCGGTCTGTTGCTTTCCAAATGATTTGAAATTCAGGATTTTCAGCTTCAAGTGCTGCAACAGGTTCTTTGTAAGTCTGCATAAAAGGCGGTAAATATGAAACAAGGTCAACATCCCTTATCATGCAGAAACACCCCCTAACACTGGAATCTGATATTTGGTCAAGGTCAGGTTGCTTGTACTACCGTTTATTTTTGTGTTTGCCACATCAAGGACACCTTTCACACTAAGAATCCTTGTTTCAATCTGACTGACCCTGACAATGGTGCTTGTGTTATCTGCCCAAGCCTTTCTTAACTCCAACAGATACGCACCAATAGCTTCTTCTATTTCTGTCTTAGTGTTTGACCAGTTGTAACCTTCATCAAAGGTCACTGTTGTTGTGATATATGACTGAACAGGTTCAGCACTTTTCACACTGACCACATGACCGATTGGTGCAAGTCCATAACCTTCCCCGGCATTTTCCACTGGGTCAAGTTCTTCCTGAATCTTGTTCAGCAATACAGTTGATGCTTCGCCAAAATCCAATGAATTAACAACAGTTATAAGAACAGTACCGCCAACGGTCAATTTCTTCTCAAATGAAGCCATATAAACAGCAGAAAGCCATGTTGCAACCTCTGCATCCAGTCCACTTATAACTGAATTGTACCAAGAAGTAACTTTTGTACTTGGTATCATATCAGCCGGGCGAATGTCACCGTTCCAAACCCTTGTTACTTTCAGATTTCCAACACCGTCAATTTTCTTCACTGTTTCAATATAAGCTGCTCTGTTTCCACCAAAGGACTGTTCATTGAAGCTGTCAAAATAACGCTGTCTGAATACTTCGGTATCTTCTTCATCTTCACCCGGTATCAGTATTTCAGTAAGCTGTGCGGTTTGCAATCCTTCAATATATTCCATCGGTATCATATCACCAAGATACTGATTGCCAACTGTTCCTTCTGTTTCACACTGAACCTGATACTGCCCCGGTGTAATCTGTTCAATTACCGCATAATTTATATCACCGATATTGAACCGCTTACCAGTCACATCAATAGTTGCCGGGGTGAATTCACCTTTCAGAACAGCTTTTGTTGCGGGTTCAGGGGTCAATCCTCTGTCCTTTGCAAGCAACACAAGAAATTCCCTTGCAGCGGTATCACCGTATGAATTTTTTATCAGATATTCCAACTCAATGTATAATATCTGAAATTCAATAGCTGTCGGACTGTGGGTGTCATAAATAGGTGAAGATGGTCTTTTATCCAACTTATCAGATACCCGGTTCAGCATACGTTCAAGAATGACTTCATAGGTTTCATTTTCATACATTTTAGATGTTCACCCCTTTCTCTGCTTTGATTTCACCATAGATAGTGTGTACTGTGAATGTGGCGTGAACAACGCCCTTCACTTCAAGGTCAAATTCAAAATCTGTAACGCTGTTTATTCTTGTATCAATGGTCAATGCTTCTGTGATTCTGCGTTCCAGTTCCGGGACTACATAGGTGACTGGTTCACCATACAGGTCAAGGGTTTCAATCCCATAGTACCAAGGATAGATAATGTACTGATACCGTTCAGTGTTCAATATCCTGAATACAGTCTGTTTCATAGCTTCTTGTTCATCTACAAAACCCCTGATTGAATCACCATCTAAGTCCATTTTATAAGTTAGGCTTGGTTGTTCTTCAATGTCAAAATCTTGGTCTAAAAAACCAACTGTTGAAGGTATCATTTTCCAATCCTATCCCATACAATAAATTTTTGACCTTCTTGCTGTCTTATCAGGATAACTTCATCACCGACAACCAAGCCATTATGAACGGTGATTTTCTTCTTTCCTGTAATCTTATGGGTATGTGCAAGGTTCTTTGCACCAGTGGTTAGGTTAATACTGTCACCGTTTCCATCTGAACCCTGTACTGTGTGGGTATGTGTGCTTAGGCTGCTTTCTGTCAGCCAGTCAACAGTGACCATTGTGGTGAAGTCTGTCACATTCCTTGAAAGAATCAACTGCTTTTCACCAAGAATCATCTTTTGTTCAACATTGATTTTCAGCGGTGAAGCACTTAATACTTCACCAAAATACACATTGACAGGCTTGGATGCTTCGACTGCATCCAGTGCTGCCTTTTTCAATAGTGCCACAAGTTCATTTGCATCAGGCAACAAATTCACCCCCTCTAAGTGTCAAATCCATCCAATGTTCACCTTCCTTGTAGGTATGCTTGCATTTTTCAACAAGCATCCAGTTTTTCAGCTTTATATCTCCAAGGTCAAGGTTGATTACTACCATTGAACCCGCCCTGACCCTATTGTCACCAAGGGCATTTGTGATTTTCAGGTTACGGGTCTTTTTGTTGTATAATTTCAAAAGTGCATCAGCCTTTGCCTGACCATTTTCACCCTTCTGTAATGTGTCAAAATACTGCAAGATTCCCCACTTATTGATGTTGGAAGAATCCTGTGCAATATAAACTTCCCTATAACCAGTATCTTCATTGTCATAGGTCAACTTGATTTTGTTATAGGTGTTTTCATCAATAGATGAAGTATAGTCAAAGTTTTCACCTGTTTCTTCATCAATCATCAGGTATGCACCCGGAACACCCACATACATTGAAGATAGGCTTTTCAGTGCCAGTTTTCCAAAATCGTCATACAAAACATACATTTCCCCGGTATTGGTCAAGGTCAGGTCAAGGGCGTTTGCAATCATTTCAAACAGTGAAGTATTTTCTTCAACCCTTGATTCTATGACATACCCGGTATCTTCCAATGTGCCAACATTCAGTGCATAGTCATCTGCTATCATTTTTGTAAACTGTGAAGCAGTTTTCCCTTCATACACTTTGGTGTCTTTATTTTTCAAATATCGCAACTGGTCATAGGCGGTGACTGTGATAATTTGGTCTTTTGCCCGTTGTTGCTTGAACACAAAACCAAAAAATACATTGTCACCGTCAACCTTCATCCTGACAGGACTACCTTCTGAAAAATCAAGAATGTCATCCTTCAGGACTTTGAAAACCAGTTTACCGGGGGTGTCTTTTCGTTCTGTTGACCATTCAATTCCTTCCTGAACTGCGGGTTGGTACACTTTTGTTCCTGATTCATTCCCAACCAATAGTTCAACATTCATTTCAAACACCCCTTTCTATGCTGCCGGAATCGTCAAAACTTGTCCCGGATAAATCAAATTAGGGTTGCCACCAATGACACCCTTGTTTGCGTTATAGATGACCGTATACTTTGAACCGTTGCCATAAAACTTCTTTGCAATATTCCAAAGACAATCACCCTTTACTACTGTGTAGGTCTGTGCAGATGCCGGGGCGGGTGAATTATTGGTTTCACGTTTGGGTTCAGCACTTGCCTTTGGCTTTGATGCTGCAATCTGAATGTTCACCGTTTTTGTCCCGTATTCCCGGTACTGCTTCAAGTTTATTTTTACCCTGAAATCAAAACCGTCTTTTTTGGCATCTTCTGTGATTTTCCAATCTTCCATTGATACCTTGATGTTCGTGTTCAGCAGTTGTTTCCCCACTGGGGTTTTTCTGCACACAATGAACTGGAACGGTTTATTACTCTTTTTCAGTTCTTCAAAAATGTCAAAGAAATACCCGGCATCCTTAAAGCCTGACTTATAGACTGCATAAGGATGTTTTACCTGTGGTATTTCACATTCAAATTCAATGTCGGTCAACCCCGCTTTTTTCAGGATATTGATTTCACCTTCATTGATAAGTGTTACCGTCTTATTTTTGTTATTGATTTTTGTTTGTATCTTTTCAGGGGTGACGGGTAACAGACAATTTTTCAAATACACATCATACGCCATTTACTCATGCACCCCTTCCGTCATATTATCAACCGCTTCATTCACTGAATCTGTCAGTTTTGTCATAAATCCGTCAATATCGTCACCGCTACTGATGTTATTCTGCATACCTGACTGGTCAATGTTGATTTCTGCGACTGTGTACCTGTTCACTGCTTCTTGTTCAGCAATATCACGCAAATACTTCAAATCTTCCTGTGTAATATCCATGTTGTCCTTGATTGCACCAGTGTCATCAGCAATACTTCCAAGGTTGTCACCAACTCCTGAATTTGCGATTGCATCATTAAAACCTGATGTGTAGTCATCAACATTCGGTATATCTGTACCGCCAAACACATCTGACAAGCTGAAATTGCTGACTGCATCTGCAACACCATCACCCCAAGAAGCACCCGCATCAAAGGCATCTGCTGCCCATCCGTCTTGAAACGTGTCAAAGGTTGAAAAACCATCATTGAACGCATCTGAAATACTGGTGTAATCTTCTTTGTTTCCGGCTGCTTCTGCTGCCTTTGCTGCATAGTCATCTGCTGCGTTTGAAATACCTGAATAGTCAAATTCTACAAAAGGCAACTTGTTCAAGGCTGCACAAATACTTTCAATGACTGATAAACAGGTTGAAAGCAAGTCATACCACCACGCCTGAACAGAACAAATTGCATTGTGAAATGCTGTCATTATGTTACTTCCCAAGGCTGCGATTGCATTACCAATACCAAGTGCGATATTTGCAACGGTAAGACCCAAATTCTTGAAGAACTGAATCACAACATTGATACCGCCAGTAATTACACCGAACCCGGAATTTGCAACACCTGTCAGTTTGGCAATAGCTGAACATACTGCAAAAATTATTGCAATCAGGGCAATAATAAGCATGATTATCCAAACGATAGGACACGCATACATTGCACCATTCAAACCTAACTGTGCAGTTGTCTGTGCCCATGTAGCACCAGTTGCAATCATTGTGGCTGCTGCATACAGACCCTTTCCAACCGCCATCACTGCACTTGCTGCTGCACTTGCCAGTTCAATCCCTTTTACAATGCCAAGGTAAGCTACATATACTGCCAACGCACCGATGACACCATAAATAATAGGACTGATAATAGACCAGTTATCAGCAATAAAACCGCCAACTGTACCAATCAGTTCAAAAATGTTCAGTACAACATTTGCAAGTGTTGCCATTGCTTCAATCGCACCGTTCACGAATGTCTGAAATGCTTCACTGTTGGCTATATCGTTCAATCTTTGAAGTACAGGCTGAAAAGCAATCATTGCTGTGTTCTTCATTGACTGCCAAATCTGCCCCCAAGTCATAGGCATTTCTTCAAACTTGGCATTGATTTCATCCGCACTTGCAAAAATTGCAGCTTTTACAACATCGGCTGAAAGTTCACCATCCGCTGCCATTTCACGAATTTTACCAATAGGCACATCCAAGTAATCAGCAATAGACTGAATCAGGTTAGGTGCTTGTTCAAAGATGCTGTTCAGTTCGTCACCACGCAACACGCCTGAACCCAAAGCCTGTGATAACTGCAACATTGCGTTGCTTGCTTCTTGGGTACTTGCCCCGGCAATCGTCATCTGCTTTTGAATCAGGTCTGCAAACGCAACAACTTCTTCTGAACTACCAAACGCATCCCCGGCATTATTACCGAACCTTGCAACCACATCTGCCATTTCAGAAAATGAACCACGTGCATCCTGTGCTGCTGCATATACCATGTTGACAAGTTCCTGTGTGCTTTGCAGTCCATCATTCATCATATTTAGGCGGGAAGTGGTCTGAACAAGTTCATCAGAAATGTTCAACGCTTTCCCAACGCTTTGAATACTCACAAACGCCAAAACAGCGTTCTTGATTGTGTTGGTCAGTTCATTTGCCTGTTGTGTACCTTCCTGAATTTCCTGATTGAAACGCCCCTGTTCGTCAACATTGTCCCTGATATACCGTTCTGTTCCGCTGACGGTCTGTGACAAACGCAAATAAGCATCGTTTGCAGCAGAAACATCCATGTTCTGCATTGCCTGATTCAGTTCATTTTGTTCCTGAATTGCTGTGTTCAACTGTGAACGTAACTGTTCAAGTTCTGCATTTGCGGTATCTGTTCCAAGGTTTACCGGGTTATTCTCAATCTGCTGAATACGGTCACGAACTGAATCAATCCGAACCGCCAACCTGTTCAAATCCTGAAATGATTCAGGCGGGAACAGGTTTGTATTGTATGCCTGTCTTGCAATCGCATCTTGTGTACTGCTTAACTGTTCCAACATACTGTTTGCACTCTGAACTTCTTGCTGAAACCGTTCAATTCCAGTGCCAGTGAATACTTCCAAGTTGTCAGATTCCCACTGAATAGGTACTTCAACAGGTTCAGGGGGTGCATTTGGTTGAATCTCTGGTCTGATTGGTTCAGGATTTTCAACAAGCGGGTCAGGAATTACGGGGTCAATCGGTACTGGAATCGGTTCTTGATTCCCTTCATCCACAACAGGCGGTGCAATATCAGGTGCAGTCTGATTGTTCAAGGCATCGTTCATTGCGTTGATTGCTGCGGTTGCCTGATTGATTTCATCCCTTGCACCTTCAATACTGCTTGTGTCAATGTCTGCGTTCATGCTCTGCTGCATATCATACATTGCAGAAACAGCAAGGTTCACTGAATTTACAATATTGTTCAACACACCGCTGAACTGGTCATTAAGTTCAATACCTGTCTGAATAGATGACACCCTTATCACCTGCCTTTCTTAGTGTTTTTTCTTCGCTTTGCTTTCCGCTTTTTTCTTTTCCTTCTTGTCATTTTCGACTTTGATTTTTATAGCTGCTATGACAAAAGCCTTTTCTTGTTCATCCATTTCCAAGAATTGACTTGGCAGAATATGAAGTTTGTGAAGGGCATAGTAAGCATAATTTGCTTCACCATCCCCTTCTTCAATTAGTTTTTTGCTTCATCCACCTTGTCATCAAGGCTCTTGGTAAATCCCTGAAACTTCTGCATCCAAACTGTGAAGTCCTGATATTCTCCGGCATTATCAACCATTGCATAAAGAAGTTCTTCCGGGGTCATAACACCGTATGAATCCTGTAATTCCTTATCGTAAAGGTCAGGGTATACAGTGGATGCCACAATCATCTTTGCAAGGTATTCAGCAGTTTTCACCTTCGGTCTGTAAAGGTTCGGCTTACCCTTAACAGGGACTTCAATGGTACAGGAATCACGTAACGCTTCATTTTCCTTGGAAGTAATCTGTTTGAACTCCCATTTCAGCGGTTCACCGTTTTCATCCTGTAATGTGGTTGTAGGTGCATATTTTTCATTTGGCTTTGCGATTTTGTTCGCTTTCATAAATCGACTGAATTTTGACATTTTTATTTGTCCCCTTTCTGTTTATCATTGAATAGCAAAAACCCCTTATATGAGCGTTATATAAACTCACACAAGGGGTTTTTCATTGTTTAGTTGGTAAGAAATCCGGTCAAATTTGCAAAAGATTCAGGCATTGAGAAATCCTCAAATGTTCCTTCAATTTCTTCATCCAAATACTCACCGTCAGCATCGAATTTTGCAAGAACACCACCGTCAGTATTGCAATCATAGAAGATGATTGTCTGTCTGCCCGCTTCACTTGTAGGGTCATCATTGGTAATCTGCATTTCAAAGTACACATCCTGACCTGTGTTCTTATAATCAAGAAGTGCCTGTCTAAGCACTGACTGATTATAATGTGCAGTTCCTGAAAATGTACCTTCCATACCGCATGACTTGTGACCCGCCATAATAGCACCAAGGCGGGGAACTGTGGTCTTGGTCTTTTCAACCTTTGCTTCCATGTCAATCATCTGCATGAAGTTGTATCTGCGTGTTCCAATCGTGATAAAACATTCAGCCAACTTTGCAGCAATGGTGTCCCTTGCTTTCATAGTAATGTTATCGTTCATCTTTTATCACCCACTTTCTTACGCAACCGTAACTGTCATATAAAGTTTACCCATAGCGTTCACAACGGTAATTGCAGAAGTAACCACAACCGCCTTTTTGGAATCGCCCTGTGCAACCGTAACGTCAGAATCATTGAAGTTTTCGATTGCACCTAAATCCTGTAACTGACTTCTGATTTTTACAATGTCAGACCAAAGGGAAGTTCTGCCTGATGCGTTGTTAGGAACAACACCTAAATACTTGGTATTGAACAAAACAGCATCATCATTACCTAACTGGTCAATGACCCTGATTGTCTGATTGTCCTTAAATACATCACCACAAGTATCAGAAGTTGTGACCATTGTGTTAATATCTTCAAGAACACGAACATCAGCGTTTACTTTGTGAAGCACAAATTCACCGTTCTTCACTGCCTGTTTCAACTCTGTCTGTGTATAATCAGTGTCAACGGTAAATTCACCGTCATACTTCTTATTCTGACAAGACTTGTTGACCGCACAACCCGCCTGAATACCAGTTACCCAGTACACAAGGGATGCTTCTGACCAACCTTCTTCATCAGTTACCTTGTTCTTAACACTGATAGTACCCATAAAGTCGGCAGCAATGGTGTAAAGAATCAACTGAAACTTGATACCCATTTCATCACGCAAACGCTTGTTGAACGCAACATACAGTTTCTTTGTGGTTTCATCTGTAACCACTGCACCCATTGCGTTATAGGTATAAGATTCAATCTTATCCAAGTAAGTCTGATGTGCAGTACCGTCAACAGTTCCATTTGTACCACCTGACAACGGTGTTGAAGCTGTTACCGCAAGCGTTGCATCGGTCTTAAATGTCACATAATCATTTGCCACAAGTTCAGATGCCTTTGTGACAGTCTGTGAATCAACCTTGACTGTTCCAAGGTATGTGATGACATCAAACTTCTTGGAATCGTCTGCATTTGCCTGAATAACAATCTTCAAATCATTTCCACGTGTACCGCCATATAAAGCAGTTGCAAAGGTATTTTCTGCCTTTGTTCCACCGCCATTCAAACGATACGCATATAATGTCTTAGCACCAATGAACAAATCCCTAAGACCTTTCATCTTAGGACTGTCATAGGCATACCCAAAGATTTTCAGGCTGTTCTTCTGAAAATCTCCACTGGTTACTTCAAAAACTTCCCCTTCTTTTCCCCAGTCAAGTTCAAGGGGCATTGTAGCAATCCCCCTGTCAGACAGTGCAGCAGATGCAGATGCAGCCGATACAAAGTTGATATATGCACCGGGAAGTTCTTTGTTCTGTGTGGTAAAACTACCGCCACCTAAAGCCATATTATTTCACCTGTCCTTTCTTATATTTTTCAATCATGTTGTCAACAGTTTCAAAGGTGTAACTTTTATCTTTATCAAGAAGGGCATCCACCAAGTCCCTTCTGTTTGCATACCGGGCAGATGCAAGAATTTGTTCTTTGCTGAACTTCTGTTCATTCTGTTCAGTTTTTGCACCGCCTGTATTTTTTCTTGTTGCTGCCAAATCAACCACCTTCCTTCACATTGGTACTTGCCTGTAAACTTTCCATAGGTGTCTGCTGCTCTATCTTTCTGATAAAACAGTCATAATTCACAAAGAAATTCAGAACACCGTCAACCACTTCATACTTCATCTTTGTCCCCATGATTGGCTTATCCTCACCATAGATTGTGATGTACTCCAAACACTGCCACATTCTTTCAGCCACACCATTACATTCCCTTTGCTTTTCATTAGTTTCAGGAAAATACTGGATGCAGAACTGATTGGTTCGGAAATAACGCTTACCAAGGAACAGTTCAGTTGTTGGGTTCAGACAAGTAATAAAAAAACAAGGTTCTTTCAAACCTTGCTTGATTTCTTCCATGTGGGTTTCATAGCCATCCCCAAATTCTTCATTCAGGGAAATGCTGATTGCTTCAATTATTGAATTTATCATTTCAAACATCCCCCTAAATATTTTTTAATCTTGTTTTCAAGCACCTTCGGGGCAATCTTTTCAAGTTCCTGTTCAGATATGGTCATCATAAACTTACCCTTGACCCATCCCTTGTGATTTGCGGTTCTGTGACCATATTCAACATAGGATGCGTATTCAACAGGGTTCACAATCTCAATGACATAAGTGTCACCAAAATGATGAACTGTCAGGGAATCAGCATAATTTTGTGCAGATGACCTTTTTTCACCAGTCCACCCACGCCTTAAAGTACCGCCTTTTTTTCCTGAACTCTTTGGATATTCCCCCACCGGGGTTCTTTTCACCACCATCCGCAATAAACGGGCTGCAAGTTCCTTTGCACACGCTTCAACAAATTTATCAGGGTCTTGCAGCTTGTTCAGTTCATCCCTGAACTTTTTCAACCCATCAATGTTGAAATTCCCCATTCTACCCATTATGCAAAGTCCTTGAACAATTCAAGAATAATTTCCTGATGTGTCGGATATATTGCCGGGACACCGCTGCAAGTGTAATCAGTAGTCACATTGTCCTGTGATACAGTGATTTTTGAACCCGCATTGATTGAAATATCAGGGGAAACAAATAATTTTGTCACCTGTGTGATGGTTGCTGCTGAATCTGACTGAATAGCAGTTTGCAGTTTTTCAAATGACAATTTACATGGTTGATTTTCCAAAACAACCACTTCAACATCTTTTGTCAGCTTTGACCTTTCATCTTTTTCCTTTTTTCTTTCTGTGACTGTCAAAGTACCAAAATAGGTTACTTCAATAGCCTTTCTTGCAGCCTTTTGTGCTGCCTGAATTGCGTTTACCATCGGATTCGCCTGAATGAATTAAATTCAGCCTTTCCATAGGATAAAAGGTAATTGATGAAGGTGGTCAGCCTTTGTTCAGGTGTCAAGCTACCTTCACCAGTTGCAAAAACGGTGTTGGTGTCACCTGTCTGAATCTGCTTCACTGCATAATCTAAATCAAACCCAACAAGGTCATTTGGTGCAAAGGTTTTCTTGGAAAGAAGAAATTCACCCGCTGCCATATCAACAGCAATGTGTTCCAGTCCTTCCGGCACATCTTGCCAGTTGATTTCATTTTTGATGGTGCTGCGTACTTTCTCAACGCAAAAGGTCAAGGCAAATTCATCATCTACCTTGACCTCATAACCAAAAGATTTCAGCCTGTCTTTTACTGCATTAGTATCAAACATAGCAACCACCCTTTCAGATTATCCCCTTGAAATGATGCGGGCAATCGGAATTGCCTTGTGGTTGATATAGCTGCGGTTTGCTGCAACTGATTCCCCGGAATGTACCAGTGACCAGTTTTCACCGTTCTTCAACTCTGCATCAGTAGGTGAAAGCGTTGCCTGTGACTTTTTCTCATAAGAGATACCAAAAGGTGAAAATACCTTTCTCTGACGGGTATACAGAAGGTCAACACCACCATCTGTTTTTTCATCCCTTGCCATAGCATAAGGAACTTTTGCACCAATATCCTCATAAGAAAATGCACCGTTACCCATAACATAGGTTGTGTACTCTGTGAACGCATCCACAAATACCACATAATCACCAACAGCCGGGGTTGTGTAGCTGTCAGCAACAGGTGTCACATCTTCCAACTTGACCTGTTTTGCAGTAGGTGTTGCATCATTTGCCACAACCTCAACTGCACCTTCATCAGTGGACTTTGCCTTGATATAGAAACCTTCCTGTGCAACAGTCGGTAAATCGTCATCAATGACAACCAACTTACCGTTCCATGTATACAGGTCAAGGTCTTTCTGAATACCCTGTGCATCTGTATATTTCAGGTGTGTTACAAGGTTCAGGTTTTCAAGGTTGGTTGAAACATCACTGTGCATGAATACCAGTGTGAACTTCTTCTTGTTTGCACCACAAGCCTTGTTTGCTGCACTGTTCAGTGTAGTTGCGGAAACCTTACCGTCAACCTTTTCAGTAATGTCATAAGTGTGGTTGTTGACAAATTCAAGGTTCTTTGCACCTGTCATTGCAAAGATACCGTCAAGAATCGCAAGAATTGTACTCTGGTCAACACCATCCCAGTAATCACCAACCTGATTTGCGATATTCTGCATGAAGTCAACACCGCCAGTAATGTCATAGCTGAAATCTTTTTCTTTCCATGCTTTGGCACGACCAACCACAACAACACCCTGTTCAAAGGTCTTTGTGCTTGTTGCTTCAATGTCTGTCTGACCGTCATAGTTGACTGCATCACCGTCTAACAGACCACGCATTGCAATACGTGCATAACTTGTACCGTTCTGTGTACTGAACACATCCTTAATGTCAGGATTTCCCGCCAGTGCTTTTGACTTCTTGATTTCGTGCATGTGAAGGTTCGGAACTCTGCCGACCATGTACTTGAAAGCCTGCGGGTTAAAACTCTTAGAATCAAACTTATCGTTCGCCATTCTTTTTCACCTTTCCTTTCTTTTACTCTAACTTAGCATCAGGATTTTCCGCTAAGTAGGCACATAATTCATCATAGTTCATTTTTGAGGTATCAACCTCTGTTCCCGGCTTCTGCTGTGCAGATGCCCCCGGCTGAAAGCCTTTGAATGTCTGCTGCTGTTTCTGCTGCGGTGCATCGAATAAGAACTTTGTATCTTCACCAGTGGTCAGCTTTTCAATCTGTTCAGACAACCCCTTGACATTACCATCTTTGTCAAGTTTGGCATCCGTCAGGTCTAAAAGTGCCTTAACTGCCTTGATGTTCTTTGCATTTGCCCCGGTCAATGCTTTTTCAACCGCAAAATCAACCTTCAACTGGGTCATTTCAGATTCATGTGTTTCCTTGGCTTTGGTGTTTTCAGCCTGTAAGTCTGCAATCTGCTTTGTCAGGGCTTCATTGTCCCCGGCTGATGCTTTCAGGGTTTCAAGCTGCTTGTCCCTGTCAGACACCTGTGTTTTCAATCCTGAAACCTCTGTTTCAAGGTTTTTGATTTCAGCAGCGGATGCAGATTTTGCATTTTCAATGTCATCACCATTGATTTTCATAATGCTGTCAACCTGTTCCTTGGAAAGTCCTAAATCTTCTAACTGTTTTCTTGTCATAATGACACCATCCTTTCAAATACGTTTTTATACGGGGTAACTCCCACATGATTGTTTGGTTGTTGCGGTTTTACGTCTTGACCAACTCCGACAAATAGAAAAGCACCCGTTGCCGGATGCCCTTCTGTGTCACTCTGACCCTGTGACCGGGAGATAATTTTCAGACCACCATACCCTTTCTTTAAGTCTTGGTTTTCATGTATCTGTGAACCCCCTTTCTGACCTCATATAACGGTCATATTTCAATTATTTTCATTCCCTTGATAACTTGTTAAGGTATGAAAAAACACCGCCTATTTGACGGTGTTTCAATCCCAGTGTTCATCATCTTTTGGGTATAATTCCAAAATATCATAAAAATTCGGAATTTCTGAAATCTGCTTACCTTCTTTCAATGCAGTAAGAACTTCTATTTTTTCATCCAGTAGTTCATCACTGAATAAGTCAAAAAACTTTTGTAGTGTTGGCGGGAAATTCTCAACTTCAAGAAACAATTCCCTGACCTTGACACCTTTTTCAATCATTTCCTTTTTTGCCATCACTCACCACCCGCTTTCTTCAAAAGTTCAACAATTACTGCATCCAGTTCAGCAACAAGTTCAGGCTTGTCAGCACGTAACAATTCAATCAAATCAGGTCTTGTCACACTCAATGCTGCATAGTTGGCAATGGTTTCATGTACTCTACTGTTTACAGATTGATAATACTTTCCACCATGACCATACTTAACAACACCAGTGTCACGAAAAACACCGCCTGACAGTGCATCGTAAATATCTTGAAGGTTTCCGATTCCACCGCCCATGATGTTTCTGCACTCATAGTCACGTTCAGATTCCAACAGTGATTGCAGCTTGCTATACTGCTTTTTATAATCACTATATGTACCCTGAAAAGTTCTATCCATCATTGCATCATTTAATGCAGTGATTTGTGAATTGTACTTACTACGAACAGCACTTGACACTTCTTTCCACTTTTCATCATGTTCAGCAAATAACTTTTTCACATCGTCTGACATATCAGAAGAAGTCTGTTTGAACTTATCAACTAAAGATTGTCGGCTTGTGCTGAACCAGTCACCTGATTTCTTCACGTTGCTTCTACCATACAAGTCCATAAGGTGCATTTCTTCATGTAATGTTGTGTTCACCTGTCCGGCAAGATTTTCACCCTGTAATTTTGGTATGGTCAGCTTCACTTCTGCCAGTTCCCCGGTAAAAGTATAAGATGATGTTGAAACTGCATGATTTTTACCATGTGAAATCTTAAAAGGTATACCATTACTTTCAACACTTTCCAGTTTACCCATTCGATTGAACAAAGCAACTGTATTTGCATCTGCACCTTCCAAACTGTTCACATAGTCAACAAGTGCCTGTGTATTCTTCATTTCTGATTTTGCAGTAAAAGCAGAAGGGAAATTTTCAGCTTTCAATTCTTCTGCAACTTGTTTTACTTCCTTCTTTGCCTTAATTGTATCATCAGGCGTTGCTTCTTGCAATCCAGTCTTGTCACCTTCAACAAATGACTGCTGCCATTGCTTATATGTCATGTTTGCGGGTACATAGTATGTCTTGCCATCCTCACCCCTTGCAGCACGTTCACCAACACTGTCAAATTCGTCATCAAAGAATGGAACAGTGGTTGACCTACACCACACATGAAAAGGCGGTGCAGTAACACCAACTTCCCACTGTGACATAGGAAAATGCTTTCCATCCATTTCCCGGCAAATATCAGAAGTATGTGAATCAAGTGTTGCCACAATTTCAAACTGTTCAACATCCAGTTCAGCAAAGCAGTCCTTTTGTGCTGCGGAACTGAAAAAGGCTTCTTCTGTCATAACCAACCGCCCGGCAACATTCTTTGAAGTGTTCATTTTCCGGGCAATCGCATCAATAGCTTTCTGTGGGTCTTGTCCTAAAATAACATTACGGGTCAGTTCAGTGTTCAGTTCATTGACCAACTTCTGACGATTTCCCCAAATTCTTTCAGAAAAGTTCTTCCCATCAACCGCCCAAGGCTTGTTGATAATCTTTGAAATCTGCTTTTCATCCAGTGTAGCAAAGTCCCAACCAACACCAACACCCTTCTGAATTTCAAAAGCTGTTCGGTAATATCCTGATGTGTATATGTTCCGCATTGCTGAATCAATACTGTCAAGCTGATTCCCAAACATTGCTTCAATACTCTGCTGCGTTTGCAGTTTCAAGGCTTCAAGTCTGCTTATGTGATACCGGGCAGAAGCATTTTCAAGTTGTTTCACCCAAGTGCCATTGATTGCATTTTCTTCACCATACTGAATATACTGGTTTATGTCCCACTTCAATTCTTCCAGTTCTTTACTGGTCAACATTTTCCGGGCATCTGCCAGTGTAATACCGTTATTTTTTGCAAAACGCTGATACCATGCAGCAATTTGACCTTCAATCTGCTTCTGTGCCTGTCTGTACTGCCTTTCAATATCAGCATAGCACTGTATGCCTTGCTGATTTTGCGATTGTTCAAGCAGTTCAAACCTTTTTTTCCAGTATTCACTATTCTTCATCTTCTACACCACCGCCCTGATTGCCTTGGTTCGGATTTGCCGGATTCTGCTGACCAAAAGGATTGTACTGGGAAAGCATTTCTTCCTGTTCCTTCTGTTTCTGCTGTTCCAACCGTTCCAATTCTTTCTGCGGGTCATCCACCCAAGGATGCTGACCAATGATAGTTTCATCAGACAGGATTCCAACTGACTTCTGACAATTATCAATAGCTTCTGATTCATTTATCAGAATATCCCGGTTGAAGATGACATTCACTTCTTCACCTTCAAAGTTCCCCTGTCCTGTGTTCGCAAGATGTGCGTTCACGAACCAAAGGATTTCTTCAAAGGCTGCCTGATACTCTGTTTCAGTATCGTTTGCATCAATGTCAATGTCAGAATACATTGATTGAATGTTCATTTGGTTTGGATTGCCTGAAAGCCTGTCATCCTTAGCATCATAACCCATTGCGTTCTCAATCAAGGCTTTCTTGAATATCTCAATAATAGCTTTGTAGTTTTCCGCATTGACTGTGATTTCAAGAGTTTCAACACCGCCTTTTGCACTGTCATCATATCTGACCTTGACCGCACCAAAGGTTGCAAGATTCTTTCTGAACTCACCCAAGTCTGTACCATCATAGTTTTTCAGGACAAGAATTGTGTTTCTTGCATCCTCTTGCATATTGTTTTCAAAGTCAGACAGCATCACATTGATACCATCCTGTAATGACTTGATTTTCTTCAACAGCGGTGTTTCCTGTTCATTTGCTTTCAGTGGTATCAGTGGGATTCTTGACCAGTTGAACCCTGTCACATTCCCTTTTTCATCGGTCATTGTCACATGGTAACAATCAGATTCCCCTTCATTTGCAAGGTCAGGTATCAGTGTACCCCTGTCAAGAATGAACTTGTGAACACCATCCAAATCATAAACTTCAACCTTTTCAATTACCTTTGGGATTGTACCTTCATAGCCAATCACTAAATACAACCTGACTGCAAAGTCTAAAATGGTGTGTTCGTTGTCCTTCCAAAACGGTAATATTTCATAGCCGGGAAATAATCTGAAAGAAAATTCCCCTGATTCAGTGTAATAAGGGTATAACCAACAGATACCGTTGTTATATGCAGCCTTGCCACTGTTTTTCAGTGTTTTCATAAAACGCTTATTGAACACTTTTTTCAAAAGTTCAGCGTACTGGTCATTTTCCGTTTCTATCGCAAAAGGCTGACCGAACAGATAATTTGCTTTCTGATTGACCATCTTTGCATACTGGTTATCAATGACCCTGTTGTTTGGCAAGTTTTCAACAACTTGCAGTTCACCGTTTTCACCTATCATTGTACGCTTACGCTTCAAAATATCGTGTTCATTGTCATAATACAGTGAACCCTTAATCTGCATGATTCTTTGGGGTGAACATTTCCACTTGGAAATTTCCTTTTCAAGAAATTCCCGGTCAGTCATCCTTGAATGAACACCCTGTAATATGAAATTGCTGACCTTCAAAGTCAGTGTGTCAATTAGGTTGCTGAACATCTTGGTTCATTCACCCCTTTCATTGCATAATATAATCAAAACCCCTGAAAACGCCATGTTTCCAAGGGTCTGTGTTACTAATTTGTTTCTTTATTCAAAACTGAACGCATCACCTTTGATAAGGCTTTCAATCGCATAACGCATTGCATCCATCAGATGATTGAAGTCATCAATCGGTCTGTTCAGCTTCTTACCTGTCTTTGTGTCTGTGTCCCAAGTGTAGTTGCTTATTTCAGTGATAAAGTTCACACACCTTGGATGCACAATAATGTGATAGTCCTGAATGAAGTCAATACCGTTGTTGATGCTGTCCTTGCCCTTCCTTGCTTTCCTGATTCCTTTCAGACCAAGTTCACGCAATCGGTCAATACTCTTTGGTTCAGCAGAATCAGCGGTTATCTTTTCTTTCACATAACCCATCCGCTGCACTTCATCAGCAATAGCTTCATTACTCATGCCGGGTTTATACATTTCATCGAAAACCCAAATGGTTTTGCTTGCTTGGTCAATAAACCCACAAAACAAAGCACTGGGGTCATTTGTATAACCAAAGTCAAGACCAAATACTGACTTGACCCCTTTTATTGCCTTGACTTCATCAATACTGAACGCCTTTTCTTCCCAGTTCTCATATACAAGACCGTCAACAATACCCCAGTCACCAAGACCCGCCACTTTGTAACGCCTTGGGTTCTGCTTTCTCATGGTTTCAAAAACCTTCAAGTCAGCAGCATCCAACCATTCATTGCACTTATAATTGGTTGTCATTGCAAGGGTTTCATCATCCGGGTTGTCAAAGAAGCGTTTCTTTATCCAGTGGTGTTCATTCCAAGGGTTCAAAGTCAAGGTTATTTGTTTGAACAAACCTGAACCTTCCGGCACTGCACCACGAATTGATTCATCAAGCATATTGAAATCATCTTCTGAACTGATTTCATACGCTTCTTCAATCCACATCCAACACAAGCAACCAACATCAACTGTGATGGAAGTTACTTTCAGCGGGTCATCAAGACCCCTGAAATAAATCTTCTGACCTGTCGGTTTATAGGTCATTTCAAGCGGTGATTCCTTGATTTCCCAAAAGGCATCAACACCAAGGCGGTGAATCGCCCATTTCAATTCTGTAAAACAGGAATCTTTCAGTGTTCTGAATGTTTTCCTGACAACAAGGGCGTTTGCATCCGGGTATTTCATTATGTTGGTGATATACCAAAGTGCAGTTGTCTTTGACTTCTTGGATGCACGTGAACCCTTACATACTCTATATCTGCCCTTCCAACGCCAAAAAGTACCGTAACCCTTACCGACTAATTCAGGCAGTGAAACTTTCTTCTTGCCTGACTTTGTGGTCTTGTAATCTTCCGGGTACAGAATGAACTTCTGATAACCAAAAACATATTGTGATGAAATCCTATTCTTCACCATAGGAAATCACCGCCTTAATCTTCAAGGGCATCTTCACCAGTGATGACAATAGGCTGTGTAATATTCACATCCAGTTTGTCATTCCACATACCCAAATGCTTACCCAACAGTTCCAGTGCTTTCAGTTTAGAAGCAATCTTGACTTCCCTTTCAACGCTTGACCCGGTATCACTTTCAGATTCCTTGTACTTTACTGATTCGATACAAGCAAGGTCATCAGGTGAAGCATCAGATTTGATTTTGCCCTGACTATCAACAATATCAGTCATTTTCACAAGTGCAATCTTGGCAAGTTCTAAAACAACCCTATCCTGATTGATGCCTGTTCTTTTACTGCGTTCTGCCATCTGTTCAGCAATAGCCTGTTGAATACTAAGTTTTGCTAAGTTCTGACTGCCTTGTTCATTGGCTGTTTTTACTGAATATCCCGCACGAATAGCAGCTTGTGTTGCGTTCAGGTCAATCAGGTATTCATCAACAAAACGCTGCTGCTTTTCAGTTAATTTTGCCATTTTTGCCATCAACAACACCTTCTTTCTTTCAAAAATCTAATCAAAAACCCCTGAAAGTAGGAGTTTTTAGCACCTTTCAGGGGTCAGTATTTGGCAAAAAATTTTGCAAAAAATAAGATTACAAATAACCTAAACGGTTATTTGTAACCCTAAATTTTCAACCTTAACTATACACGCTATATTAAGTGAAATCAATATACATAACTGTATGAATTTTGCATACTGTTGTAGGTTCTATGTCAGATAATGCAAATCAGTATGCAGTTCTTCAAAGGCTTTCAGTGCCTTTTTATGTAGGTCACGCACATACTGATATGACAGACCTATTTCATTCGCTGCATCCTTCACTGTTTTATACTGCACATATACCTTGAACAGAATCTTGATGTAATAATCAACATTCAATTCCTGAATTTCCTTTGTAACCCTGTGCTTTATATCAACAAATTCATCAATTTCCCTGTTGATTTCAGCATCAAGGTCAACATACTTGCAGATTCTATTTTCCTGTGCGTTCTGTGGACTGGTCTGCACCCTGTCCTTTGAATAATCTATTGCCCCGGTACTGGTTGCAGCAGTCATCAGGTCAGCAAGTTCTTCCATTTTCTGATTGATTTTCGTATCAATTACTCTTAACTGGTCTAAATACTGCTTTGCAGTCAATTTTTTATCATTCATCTATCACACATCCTTTCATAGTATCGGTTTGGTATCGGTTAAAAATAGTCAAAAAACACATTCAAAGCCTTGTATTATCTAACAGTATCGGTTGGTAACGGTATCGGTTGATGCCTATATTCTTATATTTTTATTTTTTATAATT